TAGCTGTACCTGCAAAGGCAGACTTTGCTATCTCGGTCACTTTAGACGGAATTGTAATTTCAGTCAGTCCATAAAGATTCTGATGCACCAGATATTCATCAATGTGCGGTATGAAACTATTTCGCTTGATGGTTCTGAGCGTTGTCGGAAGAGTGGCTGTTTTCAGATTGTTGCAGTATTGGAAAGCATATTCACCAACCGTTGTGATGCCTTCTGAAACGACAACAGAAGTGATGTTATCATTTTCGCAGAACGGAGATTTGTTTCCGCTTGTTTCATATGCACCCATATAATCATACATTGCTCCCGTGCCTTTGAGAATCAACCTGCCGTCAGAGTAGAGAACGTAGTTGATATCAGCACCGCATTTGCCGACTGAAACCACATCTCCGGTCATTTCATCTACCTTTGTTGTCAGTTCTGACACCTGATTGGTTAGCTGAAGAATGGTTGAATTGTAATCATTTATCTGTGCTGTAATCTCCGAAAGCTGTGACATCATATCCGTGACCTTGCATTTTCCGAGAATACAGCGTACATATCCGCAGTAGGTTGTATTTTCCCTGTAATCCGTTATTTTAATTTCTGCTGCACCGGCATCAATCCTGACGGCACAAAGGGTGAGATATGTTTTGGTTTCTGTATCTTTGAATCTTGGAATTGACGGCGATGTGGCAGGTGTACCGGATAGAATTTCAAACTCTATCTTGCGATAGTTTTCACCTGTATTACAGCAGATACCTACTGATAAATATCTGCCCAGAGATTCATTCACATAGCCTGAAAGGTCGTAAGTATACGGCGTATCAGAAAGAAAGTAATGTCCGTTTATCCAAGCTTTGCCGCTGCCGATAGTCAGTTTTAGCTTGTTTGCTGTCAGCTTGAAACACTGACCGTAATTGTCCTGAATGCCGTTGCAGATGATACTGCCAAGATAGTCACAGAAATTCTCGGCAGTATATGTTCTGTCGAGATTCTTTGCGTTGAAAAATCCATATGAAAATGCCATAGTCATACCTCCTTGAATGTGGGTGTGAGATTTCTGCCGTTCTGGTCGAAGCTCTCAATCATACCGATCAGCTGTATTTTATTCTGCCGCAGACCAAATCTGCGGTGTTCCACTGTCACATAATCTCCCACGAAATAATCTACACCATATCGGAACTGTGCCTGCTGTACCGCAATCTGCGATTCAGAAACCACAAGGGGCTGCACCATGCTCTCCTTGCCTTTTTCCTGTAAAAGATTGATGTATTCATCATCGGGAATTGGTTTGGATGCGCCGTCTTCCTGTTCTTCGTCCGCCATATCCTTTGCGTCCACGTACACCTCATAGCGGTCAAGATGTTCCGGTTCATCGCCGTCACAATATGTGGTACGTTTTCTCTCTTCTCCTTCGCCCTTGCCCAATATGTAGGCATAGTTTCTCTGCACAGAACTATCTGTGGAATAGGAAAATGAAAGCAGATTGTTATATCCGTCTGAGAAAACAATATGTGGGTTATCCTCTTGTAAGATACTTCTATCTGTACCCTCAGACAATTCAAGCAGCATTTCATACTGTTCATCGGTCGTCTTTACCAGTCGTATATTGGCAGTCCCACCGATTTTCTCGCAAATGGTGTATATCCATTTCATAAGGTTATCGTAGCTGATTTGCAGTTTGGTGTTCTGATTCCAGCAAGAGCCGGAAGAATCACCAATCGAAAGCCCCGGAATCTTTCTCGCACCTGTCCTGCAGGCGTTATACTGCACCACATTATTCACGATCTGTGCGTATGAAACTTTCTTTGTAAAGTTGAAAGTGGGATAAATGATTCTTCTCTCCAGCAGACACATTAAAAAGCGACCGCTCACAATGAGATAGTCGCCGTCTTCTGCATCTGTTTCCAGCTGTACCGATTCAATCAGTCCGTAGTGTTCTTTATCATCATCACGCCCCACAATTCTGCCTGTCCGGAAGATTTCAATATTTTTCGGAGATGCGGCAATGTACACTTCAAATACACCGCAGGCATAGTATTCAATATCCCACAGGAGAGAAGAAAAGCTGTCGCACACTGCCTCCAGAGTTATGGAGAGTTTGTCATCAGCCGGAATCATATTGTATATTTCAATCTGCATAAATCACACTCCCAAGTATGCATTGCGGTGTATCAGACGGACTTTCAGGCTTGACAGTCCCTCAGACGCACGGACATAAAACTTATTTTCTCCCTGCTTTAAGGTAAGCCAGGTGGAACCCGAAACAAGCCGATTGATGATATTTGTGGTAACGCCCTCACGCTCCAGTGTAACCGTCTTATTGCCAGTTTTCGTAGTTATGGTGATGATATCGCCGTCTTTGATATCGCCGAGAATCTGCATATATTCGTCCGTCAAAGCGTTGTAAATAGTTGGATTCTTTGCAGGACCTCCGCTGATTTCAAGGGTAAAGCCCACTTCATCACCGTCATTGACAATGGTCATGATGTTTTGTGTACTGTATTGACCGATTGGAAACGGTTCATCGTTATCGGGGAAAATGAAGTGAAAAGCGCCACGGATTTTGGAATATTCGGCAATCTGCGTTTCTGTGGAATACCAGTAAATATCGGGGCAGAGAATAGATATCTGCCCTTTGGTCAGCATTTCAAAGTTCTCCATTTCGCAGGTCTCCACAATACCCTCAGCATACACAGAGATGTTTTTTGTGGAGTAATATATTTTGATGTATCGTGATGGCTTGACCACCTGATACAGCTCATGCCTGCGTTTTTCAACATCAAAGCCACGCATTTCAAAGGGAATGACCACGTTTCGCTTTTCAATGAAAGCATTGTTGAGGTAGCTGCCGTCCATTCCGGCATAGCTTGATGTGCTGACTGTTCCGGCAGGCGGATTCAGCCCTTCAATCTTTGAGAACATGAACCTGTTTGCTGTTTTGGACAAGTCGATTTGCTGACCGGTTTCGTTTTCGAGGGTTAGGGTATAGAACATCTGGAATCACTCCTTTCTGTAAAAACATATTGACAGCCATCAATCTATATGTTATAATGTCATATAGATAATTACCAATATGAAAGAGGCGTACAAATGATGACAGACTGTAAAAATGTAGCTTCGGTTTTTAAAGCACTTGGTGATGAAAATAGGATCCGAATTCTTCAGATGCTTCATGGTGGAGAATTATGCGCCTGCAAGCTGTTGGAAACATTGAATATTACACAGCCTACGCTTTCACATCATATGAAAATACTGTGTGATAACGGAATTGTCAACGTAAGAAAAGAAGGAAAATGGTCCCACTACTCTTATTCAGATAACATTGATATTACTTTGATAAATATGATTTCATCTATTTTCACATCACAGGAGGATAAACAATGAATCAGATAAAAGAAATCTGCTTAAAAGAAAAAAGCAAAAACCCATATATGATATGGCGCAAACTCATAAAATTTTCAAACGTTCCTATGCACGGTCCCATTCATCATATAATAGATGGTGCTGCCTTCATGACCGCAATGTACAATGCGGGTGTAAAATTCAATCTTGACACAGCACTTGATGAACTTGCAAATCGTGGTTCTGATATGCCCGGAGCAACTTGCGGGAAATGGGGAATGTGTGGCTCTGCTTCATCTGTAGGTGCAGCACTTGCGATTATTCATGAAACAGGACCTCTTTCAAGCAATGAATATTACAAGCATAATTTACAACTTGTATCAAATGTTCTTTTGAAGGTTTCTGAAATCGGTGGTCCGAGATGCTGTAAAAGAAACGGATTTCTTGCGATTAAAACTGCTGCTGAGTTTGTTAGTAAAACATACGGCATTGATTTGGAATGTGATAATTTTTCATGTGATTTTTCAAATAAAAATGCTCAGTGTATTAAAACGAGATGCCCGTTTTACAGGAGGACTGAATGAAAAGAGTTGCTTTTATATGTGTTCACAACTCCTGCCGAAGTCAGATAGCAGAAGCTCTCGGTAATCATCTTGCAGGGGATGTTTTTGAAAGCTATTCTGCAGGTACAGAAACAAAACCGAAGATAAATCAAGATGCTGTACGCATTATGAAACAACTCTACGGAATTGATATGGAGAAAACACAATACTCGAAGCTGGTATCTGATATTCCCGAACCTGATATTGCCATATCAATGGGGTGCAATGTAGGTTGTCCGTTTATTGGCAGACCGTTTGATGACAACTGGGGGCTTGATGATCCGACAGGAAAATCTGATTCTGAATTTATTAAAGTCATACAAGAAATTGAAAAAAGAATTTTAGAGCTGAAAAGTGAATTAAACATATTTTAATTACACTTTCACCGCATTCTTCGTCTGTCTGTAAATCTCCAGCCGTGACAGTGCTTTCGGACTATTATTGGTCTGATTCACTGTCCGGCTGTTGTCGTTATTGTAGTAGTTGTTGACCACAGAACTTTCAGTCCCGCCGTTCATGATAGCACCTGTCATGCCGTCAAGTTTGTAGCTAAGGTCGGAATTCAGTGCAATCTTCATCGTGTCCGCCACACCGGATACTGCCTTTGCCACGACCTTTTTGCTTTTGATAATGCCGTCTGCCAAGCCCTGCATAAAGTCCGGCATCCAGCTTTCGTATTCCGTCAGCGGACCTACGTCCGGTACAGAGAAGTGCAGATAGCTTCTGATGGTATCCGCCACATCTGTACAGGCATCGGAAATCCAGTTAATACAGCTTTTGATACCGTCAACAATGCCGCTGATGATATCCGAACCCCAGCTGAATGCATCACTCGCCAGTCCCTTTACAAAATTTACCGCCTTATCAAATCCGCCCTTAATGGTATCGTAAATACCGCCGATTGTACTGGAAATCGCTGATTTTACGCTGTTCCAGATGCTTGTCACCGTAGAACGAATGGTATTCATCACCGATGAAATCGTAGAAGAAATGCTGTTCCAAACGGAAGAAATCGTATTTCTGATTCCATTTACGACACCTGAAATCGCACCGCTGATGGCGTTCCAGATGGAGGAAATTACCGATTTGATGGTGTTCATCACGTTTGAAATAAAGCCTGAAATTGCATTCCATACTGTGGTGATGATATTTGAAATCGTACTCAGCACCGTGGAAATTGCAGTACTGATTGCATTCCATATGGTTTCAAAGAATGACTTAATGCCCTCAAGCAAAGGCGTGATAAACTCCACAATGGCATTCCATATGGTCTGTATATTCTCGGAAATCCAGTCCATCACATTGCTGATAATGATATGTATTGCCTGGAAAATGGTTTCAAACAGATATTTCAAAGCCTCCAAAAGCGGAGAAATGAACTCATATATCGTATTCCATATGCTTGAAATGGTATTGTAGATTGTGGTGCATACCGTAGAAATGACCGTCCATATGGCATTGAAAATCGTGGAGAAGAAATCGTGAATGCTTGTCAGGATTCCTGCGAAAAAGTCATAAACAGCCGTAAAAATAGAAACTGCTGTATCATGAATAGCAGTTACAATACCCGTAAAGAAGGAAGAAATCGCATTCCAGGTGTTTACGAAGAAATCTGCGATTGATTGGAAAAAGGAACAAATACTTTCCCATATACCAATAAAGAAATCCTTGATTGCTGTCCAGACCTCGTCCCATGAAGTACCGAACCAACCAAGGAATACATCTAACACACCGGTCAGCGTGTTCAGAATATTGCTGAGTGAGTTTACAATGAAATCCCATATGCCTGTAAAGAGGTCTTTTATGCCATTCCAGCACTGATCCCAGTTTCCGGTAAACAGACCGATGAAAATGTCGAGAATACTTAAAATGGTGTCGGTGACGAAAGAGAAAATATCTGCAATGTGCTGAAATACGCCCTCAAACAGCGGGGCAAGAACTTCACAAAGTCCATTCCATACAGCTTTTACAAGTTCGCCGAAGTTCTCAAAATCAAAGCCGAGCGCATTGATTCGGTCGACGATACCGGAAGTAAGTCTTTCAAATGTAGATTTTATCTGTTCCCAAATGGAGAGAATGCTGTTTTTGAAATCCTCATTGGTATTCCACAGATTTACAAAAGCAGCGACCAGTACAGCAATGATTGCAATCACAGCCACCACCGGTGCAGAAATACCGCCAATGGCAGCTCCAAGAGTGGAAAATGCTGTCTTTGCACCTGCAATCATAGTCGGAACTTTGCTGATAAAGGTCATCAGACTTCCCACCGAGGATATGACTTTGCCGATTACCACCAATAAAGGACCCATTGCCGCAGCAACGAGAGCAACTTTCACAATCGTCTCCTTTGTGGCAGGGTCCATGGCGTTGAGTTTATCAATAAATTCCTGAATTTTCGTTACGATTGATCTGATGACAGGCATCAGAATTTCTCCAAAAGAAATAGCCAGTTCTTCCAGCTGTGATTTTAAGATAGTCAGCTGACCGCCAAGGTTGTCCTGCATGGTTTCCGCCATAGAAAGTGATGTGCCGTCACAGTTTTCAATCGCAGAGGACAGCTTCTCCACGTCCTGGGGCGCGGCATTCATCAAAGCAAGGAAACCCGACATGGCGTTCTTGCCCACAAGAGCCTGTGCTGCACTTGCTTTTTCAGATTCTGACATCTGGTCAAATGCTACACGGCAGTCCGCAAGAATATCGGAAAGGTCACGCATGGAGCCATCAGCGTTGCTGGTTGCAATCTCCATTTCACCAAAAGAAGAGGAACAGAACTTGACCTCTCCCGACAATGCGGTCATAATAGAACGCATGGAAGTACCGGACTGTGTGGACTTGATGCCTGCGTTTGCCATTAAGCCTAATGCCTCGGCTGTATCTTCACAGGAAAATCCCAAAGCACCTGCAATCGGAGCACAGTACTTGAAGGATTCACCGAGCATAGATACATTGGTATTGGCATTGGAACTTGCGGACGCTAAGACATCGGCAAAATGACCGCTGTCAGCAGCGGATAAGCCAAAGGCAGTTAATGCATCAGTTACAATATCCGATGTGGTTGCCAAATCCTCGCCACTTGCAGCCGCAAGGTTCATGATACCGTCAATACCGGAAAGCATATCGCCGGTTTTCCAGCCTGCCATAGCCATATAGTTCATAGCTTCAGCGGCTTCTGATGCTGAAAACTTTGTTTTAGAACCCATTTCACGAGCCTTGTCACGAAGCTTATCCAGGTCATCACCGGTTGCACCGGATACAGCGGCAACCTTGGACATTGCAGAATCAAAGTCAGAGGCTGTCTTGACTGCTGCAGTACCTGCGGCGGCAAGTGGGGCAGTAACATGAGTGGTTAGTTTTCCTCCCACATCAGAAATCTTGTCCCCGACACTCTGGAGAACCTCTCCGGCTTCACCGATTTGTTTCAAAGAGTCCGATGCTTTTCCGGCTTCGGTTTCGAGATTGCGGAGTTCCTGTTCCGTTTCGATAATCTCACGCTGCAGTGCGTCATACTGTTCCTGAGAGATTTCACCATTGGCAAGCGCGGTATTGGCTTGTTCTGCGGCAGTTTTCAGCGTTGTCAGTTTCTCCTTGGTGGCAGAAATACTGTCAGCAAGCAGCTTTTGTTTCTGAGAAAGCAGCTCTGTATTCTTCGGGTCAAGCTTCAGAAGCTTTTCCACGTCCTTCAGCTGCGTCTGAGTACTTTTGATGTTCTTGTTGACACTTTCCAGAGCCTTACTTAGCTTAGTGGTATCACCGCCGATTTCAACTGTAATGCCTTTGATTCTGTTTGCCATGTGGTTTCACCTCACTTTTTTAAATTTTTTTTGAAGTGTATGTGTTAAAATGAGGTGAGCCAAAAAAAGAAGAAATTCCA